ATGTCTTATTAACTTTAAGTCCTTCATTACTGCCACCTTTAGTGATTAACAATCCTATTCCACTACCACTTGAGTGAGTAGCTGTAAGAGTGTCTGTGCTACCATTGTGAGTAAATGTACCTTTACCAGCATCTAAATGAAACGTGCCTAAGTCAACGTCTTGTGTTGCACCAATATAAGGAACTAAACCGCTTAAATCTGGACTAGCTAAATCCGCAACGTCTTGCGCTGTAATTTTTTTAGTAGTCGCACTTTGAACAATTGGAATTTCTTCCGTTCCGCTTAACGAACTTCCAACAGGTAACTCACTTATTTTTATACTCATTTTCTTCTATTTTCTTTAAGAACAATTCTAATTTCTTAACGTTTTCCTTTTTCGGTTTGTATCTTTTACAAGTACCAACCTCTACAACTGTAGTCTTTTTCATTTCCCTCGTTTAAATAAAATCCGCCAATATTAGTTTGTCTCATTGGGTTTACATCGTTATCACTATTAAATCTATATTCTGGAAAATCGTTTGAATTTAAACACAAATATTTAATCATTCGTTTAACAAAACCCTGCGCAATTAAAAGTTCTTTTTGAATAAGAAAATCAACATCGTTTTTGTTTACGCTTTCGCTGTTTTCTGCGGTGTGTTTAAATATTCCTTTGTTAGCAATTTGAAACGCTCCAAAAGGTAAATATTCAACCATTGCGTAATGAATTAAAATTGGTTTACAATACTTATTTACTAAGTGCAAATATTGACCTGTTAAATCTTCGTTTTCGATTTTCGTTTGTAACGCTTCCAATAATTCGCTTCCTAAATATTCTTCAAGTCGAAGCGATTGAGCGATTGAAATATATTGAATATATTTATCTACGTCCATATTTCCCGACATCGTGGTAAATTTGGTTACGTCATCTGTTGATATTAATAAAACTTCTGGCATCTTTTAATTATTTAGGTAAAAATCCACGATTAGGCATATCAATTGGTCGAACCGAAACTAATTCAGGGTTTTTAATTATGTAACCTAATTTTTCAGCTTTACGAACGGCAACTTGTTTTGCATTTGGTGAATTAACATCAATACCACCTCCACTAAATGAAGCGTAAACTTGTTTATTCCATCTATGGTGGCAATTACCACCGCCTTTATATAAAAATCTATCAAAGGTTAACGCGCCACGTGGTCCCCAACCAATTTGACGACCGTCTGCATTCGTGTAAGCATCGCCTAAATAAGTCAAACTCATTCTTTCAATATCCTCTTTTCTGTAAATTTTATTAAATCGTTTCATTGAACGGCAAAAAGAACGGCTGTTTGCTTTGTCTTCACCTGCATAAACGTAACGTGTAATAAATTTAATTCCGTCGATTGTTTCGTCTTGCTCACTTTTTGAATTTGGAAAGGCAACTCCCGTTGAAACTAAATTTATTATTTGCTTAATTACGCTTAATTCAACTTTTGGTTCTTTGCTTAATAGCTCGTTTTCTTGTTCGTCGGTATTGTAATCAACTTCGAATTCATCAATTAGCAACCAATTAGGATTAACGTTTTCACCAAAAGAACTTAAATCAACTTGTTCACTTAATTCCGTTCCCGTTTCTTCGGCTACTTGTTCCGCTGTTTGTGCGTTTTCTAAGTCCACAAACTCCAAAGGTTGTAAGGTTTTGAAATACAACTTTAAACTAATTTTGTTAAAACTTAACATCGTGTCGAAAGCTTCGATTAAACGGTCTTGAATAGGTCGAATAACCATATTATCAAATAATACGGTTGCCGTCTTTAATTCATCTGCATTTGAGCTAAAACCACTACTCTTTGCAACTCCGAAAATTAAACCGCTTACAACCTTATGCGCTAATAAAATCTTTTCAGTGCATTCAGTTGAAAGGTATTGATAGTGTTCTGGCGCGTCGTTTAAAGGTATATCAGTAACCTCCGTTTGTAGTTCCTTAGAACCGCTAAAAGAAACAATTACTTTTTTGCCTTGCGCTCCAGTTAATTTTTGTTGAATTTGGTTGCTTCGTGTTCTTTGTTGTTCTTCGGTAAATTCTCCGATTATATTTACAACCTTAGTTCCGCTAAAACCGTTTTGCGTGTCGTTGATTAAATAGTTTTGTATTTCCTCTTCTAATAGTGCGTAACCAATTCCACCAATATAAGACGGCATTGCAAAATACTTCATTCCGACCATATACGGTCTTATGTAAAGTATTTCGATTTTTTCTTTTGACGTTCCGTAAGCAGGAATTAATTTAGGTATAAACTCGCGTGTGTTTTCCCAATTGTCAGAATAAAAATAGTTGTTTATATTTCCGTCTTTATCGCATTTTTGAGGGGCTAATAAATTTACTGCAATATGAAAACCTTTAACAATTGAATCGTGTTTATCATTGTAGTGAACTTGAATAGCACACTGCCCAAACATATAAAAATCCGTTACTATTTGTCGAACGTCGTTCTTTGATAACATCGCCATTAATTGAGCGTACTCATTTGGCTTTTTAGAAGCGTCTAAAGCACTCAATCCACGTCCGTAAACTAAGTGTGTTATCGCGTTAATAACGGCGTTGTTAGTGGTCGAATTTCGATAGCGGTCTATAATATATTGAAAGTACGAATTGTTTTCCCCAAATGTTACCCAATCTTTTTGTTTTGACTCGATAATTTTCGGCGCTTCGTATTCCGCTAAATTTAAAACGAAAGTATTATTATTATTACTCATAATGTTATAAACGTGTTTTGTGTAACTCTTTGCGTAAATCTGTTATCCGTTCCGTCAGTGCAATAAAGTTTATCGTAACAAATTAAAGCGCCCTCAAATTTAGCTTCGATTTTATAAAACCTATTATTTACTAAATTCAAATCAATAGTAATTTCGTAATAATAACCTTTATCGACCGTTGTAAATTCAGTATAAATTGTATTAACGTTTTCCGCTTCGTCAGTTAACACAATTTCATCAATTCCGCTAATTAGCATCAATCTTAAAATCTGCGGTTGTGTTACTGTTACTATTTGCATACTTATATAATTAAAAGTTTCTATTTTGTTTTAAAATGAAAAAAGGGAGTCGCTAAACTCCCTTTCTAAAACCAATAAAAAGTAATATTAATCTGTAACTACTGTTGCATCGTCAAGTAAAGCAAGTAATTCAGCTTCAGTTGTACAATTCAAGAAATTTGCAGGAATACGCTCGTTAGCTGTTAAAGTAATATTATAACCACTCATGTCGCCCATTTGAGCACCTGTAACGATTGAACCTGCCGTCATTGACGCACCGTATTCAATTCCCATAAAAAAGAATTGGTCCATTCTATTTTTAACAATTACGCTCGGTCTTCCGTATGCAATTAACTTAAAGTTTTTATGCATTGCTGGCGTTAATTTTTTCAATTGAACCGTTAACGCTTGAGCAACGAAATTAGTTCCGTTATCCGAACTTGGCGTTTGCGTTTGGTCAAATGAATTTACTCCACGTAATTCATATTTGTAAATTTCTGTAATTCCAGTAATTGCGGTAATTGTGTCATCTGTTAACGTTACATCTGTTGGATAAACATACGTACCTCTATTAACGAAATAGATAGCATCAATTCCACCTACTGAGTCGTAACAAGACTCGTTGCGACCATTTAAAACTAAACAACTCATATTTTTTGTATTAAAAAAGGGCGGTGTTTATTGCACCACCCTTTTTGATTTATAATTAAATTAATTTCTTAGTCAACTGCTGTTGTTGATAAATACCAAACAATTTCGTTAGAGTTAGCATATTGAACTCCTGCAGTGTAAACCATTCTAAAACGAACTGTTCCACTTAAATCCACAGTGTCCATATCTTTAATTCTCAATTCATTATGGTCTGAAAGTAAACCTGTACCGAAGTTCAAATTTTTCTTTTCGTAAGCTACGAAAGTGTTATCAGGTAAACCACCGATAATTTCCAATACGTAACGACCATATCTTAATTGGTAATCGTTAGAACCTAAACCATTGTTTATTCCAGCTGTAACCAAAGCCTGCGTGTATGCCAAAGCAACGTTGTCAGAGACTCCGATTACTAAATCAGCGCTTTTTCTTACTGCAACCGGAATAGCGTTTAAAACTTTTTCTAATTCAGAAACTACGTTGTCTTTATCGATAGCCTCTTCCAAAGGAACAATTCCGTTGTTTGCTTTAATTACATCGTTATCTGCTGTAAACAAAGGAATAAACCCTCCAAAGTGTCCGTTACTTCCACCGTTACCCGTCCAAATGTCGCTTTCTGTAACT